TCGGCGACGCGCTGAGCGACGCTCTCGGCAATCTTGGTGTATCGGGTCCAGTGCATCATTTGCGAGTCTCCTAGGCGGCCTTGACGCCGTATGTACGGCCTTCGACCACGAAGGTTCCGTTCGGCTTGATGAACACCGGGGCAGGGGTTACCCGGTTCTTGTCGACGTAGAGAATTCCGAAGCCCTGATTCCAGTTCGCGTGACCGGCCTTCAGATAGTGGGCACTCTTCAGCTCCATAAGGTTTCCGACCTCGAAGCCGAAGCGTTCCTTGACCAGCTTCGAATTCACGCTCATGTGTTCATGCTGGATTCCGAGCTTGTGAGTGTGGCCGCACACGACGGAGTAACCCCACTTACGGGCCAGGGCGAGAGCGGTACCGCCCGGAGCGCGGGAACTACCCCCTTCGTCGCCATGGGCGAGAAGCCAACCGGGGGCAATCTCGTAAGGCTCTTCGTGGTAGGTCACGCCGTACTTCTCGAAGTCGAGCAAGCTCGGCACTTCGAGGGCCTTCAGGCCCATAAGGCCGGGGGCCCTGGTCCTCACATAGGTAAGGGGTCGGTCCATGTGGTTCGAGCGACTTACGTGAATCGGTCCGTCGTGTACGGCCCGCAGGCCGGCTAGGACTCGCTTGCCCGCGTCGCAGTGCGCTTGAAGGTCGCCCTTGTATTCACCGGCCATGCCGCGCGTCCATCGGCTGATCTGCGGGAAGTCGACTTCGTCACCGACACTGGCGACTTCATCCGGCCGATACTCGGCAATGAAGTTGAGGACGTTCCGAACGGCCCGCTTGTCGTGATAGGGAATCTGCATGTCGGACAGAACAACAATGCGCTTCACTGAGTGACGCCCTTCTCTCGAAGGGCGTCTTCGAGTCGCTTCAATCGGATATCGAGCATGGCCGCATACACGGCCAGGTCTTGAGCTTCTTCACGGGCGTACACGACCAGCTCGACCAGCGGCATGGTTTCGAACTTCTGTTGTCCGTTGCCTTCGTCGTACTGTTCGGCCCCGACTCCGAGGATTCGCCCTCGGCACTCTCCGATGAAGTGGCTTACTTCGTCGGCCAGTTCCTCACTGGTCATCGCTTGATCTCCAGCCTGTCTAGAAGGGCCTCGGGGCCGTTCTCCAGTACGTACGAATTCACGTCATGCCCGGCCGGCATGGGGCTTATCCGGGCATTCTTGATCTGCTCGGCGACCTTCTCGGCGAACTCCATCCCCTGTCCCTTGTCGTCCTGGTCAGCGAGGATGTAAACGGCCTTATAGCCCTTGAAGCACCGGGCAAAGTAGCTCTTCCATGCGCTCACACCGGCGATACCGATTGCGGGAAGCCCGGCTTCGTTCGCCGCTATCGCGTCGAATTCGCCTTCACAGATGGCGATATGGTCCGAGGGCCTGAGAAGCGCGTTCGCGTTGTAGATGCGCGGGGGGTCACCGGGAACGCTGCGGTATTTCGGTCCGTCCCCATCACCTAGGCGCCGGAAGCGTACGGTCACGACTCCGGCCCTGGTGAGGTAGGGGACCGAGAGCATTCCTCGGGCCGTCTCATGCCCCGGCAAGGGGCTTTCGACGTATCCCAGCCTGAAGGATGCTGCGCTGTCCTCGGACAGGCCCCGACTCTTCAAATACGCCACGGCGGCGGGGCTTCTCGTTAGATCCCCCTCGTATCGCGCCGTAGCTTCCTCCAAGAAGCTTTTGAGCGCAGGATCGGGTACAAGAGAAATCGCGGCATCCTTCCTGGTCGGCGATTACGTCAAAGCTGTCGCCCGAGATATCGCAAGCGAAGCAACGGAATCGGTTTTCTTCAGTGCACACGGAAGCCGAAGCGTTTCGGTCTTCGTGAAAGGGGCACTTCATCTTTCGGAAGCGGCTACCTTCCGGAACGTCTGTCGCTCCGTAGTGCTCTAGAACTTCCGCTATCGGGGGCTTTTCCATCCGCCCTCACATTCCAAATACTAGCTTCGGACGGGTGGCGGAATCAAAGAACGGGATAGACCCGAATCCGTGCCCCCGGTTCCTCGCCCTGGTCGGCAAAGACCTTCAGACCTTCGAGAACGACTACCTGTGCGTCATCCGCGAAAGCCTGGCCGGCCTTCAGGCCGTCGAGGGTCGAGCGACAGAGCTTGTCTACGTCCGGGTACTTCGCCGGATACAGCGGAGCATCCGGCCTGAGCTGGTCGGCAAACCGACCGGTGCGGTAATGGCTCTTCGGTCTCTTCAGCCGGAAGATGGCCACTACGCCTACGTACGGCCAGGGGCCGAACGTGTGCTTCTCGGCCTCGGTCGCTATGGCATTTCGCCACGGCTTGACCTTCTTCGAGGACTCCACCATTCGGCCCCCGCCAACATGCCTCTTACTGCCCTGGGGTGCAGGGGTGCCGATCACGTCTATCTCGATCACCCGGTGAGCCTCATTCGCTCCATATCGGCGTCGAGATAAAGAATCATCGCGCCGGAAGCGTCAGCCTTTCCGGTGCGGTTCTTCACGACGGAAACGCCCATCTGTCGAGAAGCGTCGTCGCCTATCCGGTGAAGGGTCAGAATCATTTCCGGCACTCGGCCTATCTGTCCCTTGATCTGAGACAGGGGAACAGGCTGGTTACCGTCGTTGCTGTCGCCCTTTACGTGGTGCAGAGCGACCACGCACGCGCCCGTCATGCGGGCAAGCTCATGAAGGTACTCACAGACCTTTTCCAGGGCCACATACGAGCTGCTGTCGCCTTCGGCGTCAGGGACCACGTTGGAAAGGTTGTCGACGATGATCAGTTCCGGCCAGGCCCCGTAAGTGGCCGCGAAAGCCTTCAGCTCCCCTTCGAGATCGTCGATGGTGAGGGACGCGGTGAAGTCCCACCGGACGTGATCGAGGCTGTCTAGCTGAGCTTCTACGGCCTTCGTGTTGCCATGCTCTAGGGCGTTCTCGATGTCTCGCGTTGCCCAACCGGAAACGTTCGCAGCACACCGAACAAACATCGTTTGCGGGTCGGTGTCCGCACTGAAGTAGAAGGCCGGCACACGGGCGTGAAGGGCCAGGGCCATGCTCAGGGCAGACTTACCGACACCGGGGGCCGCAGAGATGATCGTGAACTGTCCTCGACGGAAGTGCACCGTATTCGCGGCGAAAGTCTTGAAGAGGACGGGAAGGGGCTCACCGGTTTTTCCGGCGTCGCCCTTAGCTCGAACAATCGTGTACAAGGGCGATCCTTCGAGAGTTCTTAGACGGAAGCCCAAACGGGCAGGGGGGCACAGTTGCGGTAACGGCTCTTCCGGAATTCGCCCGTGGTCGAGATGAGTCCACGCTTCGCGGCTCGACGCATCACGGGGCCGAGGGCGCGCGGTTCGCGCGGCTTGATAAGCCCGGCATCCCAAAGGTCATCAGTGGTGAATTCGTCCATGTCGGCGGAAAGCTCGGCGACGAAGCCGAGGGCGTATCGCTTCCATTCGTCGTCAGCGTTCGCGTCAACCTGGGTAATGGCAGCGTCGCGCTTCGCGGTAGCGGTGGCGAAAGAAGGCATGGCTGTATCTCCCTGGGAGGGTGTGTAAACGGGGTGAGGGGGTGCGCGTTGTTTGCGGTAGCCGCGCCCCTACCGTGCCAAATACTAGTTACGGGCCTAGCGAATGAACTCCAGAGAGCACGCGTCCGGCGTTCCCTGGGGGGCCGGGCAAGCCCACGCCTTCCACGTACCGGGCTTGTTCTTGTACGGCTTTTCGAGGAATCGCTTCGTGCCGTGCGGGCAGGTAGGCGCATTGCCGTACGGGGTGGGGCTAGAAGGGGCCTGAGCGGGCGCCTGGCCGCCATTCTGGCCGCCCTGGTCAAACTGTCCGGGGTGAATCACCGGACGGGCCCCAAGCTGCGCCCCTAGCATTTCCTCGGCGCGAAGGGAGGTAACGGCCTCACCGATAAGGGCGGACACGCCAGACTTCCCGTAACCGTCGAGAAGGTCGACCAGCTCGGTAAGCGAATCGGCCTTGACCACAACCCACGTAGCGTCATGGCCGCCGTGCGCCTTCAGCGTCACAGAGAACTTCTCGGGGGACTCAGACATTCACACTCTCCTGATAGGGGTACTGACTGGCATCTATGCCGTTGAAGTCGCAGAATCGCCGGACCGTACAGGTACGGCAAGCGTCGCCAGGGTTGGGAAGGAAGAGGCCGAGCCTTACGGCCTTATCCATGTTGCGGAACCATCGGGTGACCTTCTCTAGCGAGTAGTCCTGAAGGTTCCAAGGGTCGGTAGGGGCGTTGTTCTTCGCCATGAAGTAATCGCCGAAACCGGGCTTCACGCCGAACATGTCGTTTAGGGCGTGGTCGTAGACAGCTAGCTGAAAGGCCGTGTCCGGGAGCTTCGTTCCGGTCTTCAGGTCGCGGACCCGTAGGTGTCCGTCCGGGTATTCAACGACCTGATCAATGAACCCGCGGATCGTGATTCCGCCGAGGTTGAGCGTGAACGGAAGCTCGATGGCCGGCTGACCCTCGATAGGCTCCCAAATCTTCTCGGGGGCCTCAATCGCGTACTCAAAGTACGCTTCGACTTGATCCCGTCCGCGCTCTCTGCGCTTCTTAAGGTCGTTCTCGGGCTTCGTCGTGCCACCGGTAAGCCACCGGGACACGTCCGGCTCGACGGCCAGGGCCGCCGCGTATTCGCGCTCCCAAGCCTCTTCGAACCATTCGGCCAACTGGTCAGGCCCGTGCGCCCGGTTGGCCTTCTCCCACTTCTCGACAGCCTCATGAAAGGCCGTGCCTTGAATGAACCAAGCGGCTTGATTCTGGGGGGCCTTAGCGATCTTCTCTAGCCTGTACGCCTCACCGCATCGGACGAAGCTCGAATACTGCGATACCGACCGGTGTGCAATCACTCGCCCACCGGGATCTCGTCGGCCAGGGCGACGTTCTCAATCTCGCCCACGAAGGCAGCCATGGTGACTCCGTCGACAAACTTCGGGACGGCAGCATTCGAGAGCTTCACGGTGGCGCCGTTCACGACCAGCTCGACCACGTTCCGGCCCATGCCAGCATCGAAGATGGGGCGAACGGTGATCGGGTGGCCGTCGAGGTCAGCGAACTTCATAGCGGGGGTGTTCTTCGTGGTGTCGAAGGCAGTCATGTTTGGCTCTCTCTTCCAAATACTAGGTTCAGGGCAAAGAGAAGGGGCGCCCGGCGTGGCGCCCCTGTTCTGTCGATATTCGTCTGTTGGCCTAAGTGCTCGGTCATTCGTAGACCCAATACGCCGTGGTGTATTCGTCGTCGTGACCGCATCCGAGGGTTTCACTCGGCCATCCCCTGAGCGGCATCGCGCTCTTGGGGATCAGGCCCCGGCCTACCGCGATGTCCTCGGGCTCAGTGTTGATTCCGCAGCAGGAGAACTGGTATCTGGTCCCATTGCAGAACCGAACTCTGGCGACCGTGAGCACATGCGGTATGTCCCAGAGAATGTCAACGCCCTGGAGATTTCTGCCCGCAGTGTTCAAGTCGATCCCCGTAGAGTGCCCCAGGAGCATCTTCGCAGTCCCCGCCTTCAGCGTCAGTCACACGTCACGCTATGTGTTCGTGTTACTTGAATCTTATAGCTCAATGACCGTTCTCTTACCGTTTCCTCACAACTGGCTCATAGCCTTTGCGGAATCGTTACCAGCGCAAAGGAATGATCATGAGAGGGTTTGTTGCCTATCAGGCAACAAGGCCGGTCATGCGGCGAAGTCGATCAGCCAACGTCTTTCTAGGAATGCCTAGTTCGCGCGACATGGCCGAGATCGACATGTTGTCGGCGCGCATACTGTTGATCTTAGAATTCGTCCATTCTTCGATCAGGACTACGCGGAATCTCTTCGCGGCTCTTCGGTCCTCGGGGGACTGGCCACCCCATACGCCGAACTCTTCATCTTCGCCCAACTCGGCACACTCGGCGCGATTGGGGCAGAAGCCGCACGCTTGCTTAGCGTGCCCAGTCTCGGTCGGATTCTCGGAGAACCAAAAGTCAGGGTTTCCTTCACACGCATTCGTCAAGGGTGCCTCGCATTGCCGGGGGGTGGTTGACCGCTAGGTGACTGGTCACGTCCCCGGCATTTCTTGCCGGTTCCTCCGTGGCCTTCCCTCGCTGACATCTCCATACTCGCCCGACACCCCTGGCGGAGTCAAATACTAGTTTCGGGTATAGCTTCAGGGCAGCAAAAAGGCCGCATCCCCCGCACAGGGAAGCGGCCTCGGCACTGTCTATGTCCCCCCAGACAGCCGCTATGCGGCTAGCGACGGCCCGAGGGATCTTCGATCTTGGGAATGGTTCCAGTGTTGCTCTCTTCTCGGATCAGGCTGTCCCCGTCCTCGGGGCGCCGCTTCGAGTAGTAGAAGCCACCGGTGTTAGAGGCCGGATTCGGGGGCATGGTGCGGTCGTAGCAGACCACAACGTCGGCTTCCTTGATCTCGTTAAGCCACTTGTCGAGCATCCGGGCCTTCACGGCGGGAATCTCGTCTCCCTGCTCACGGCGAGAGTGAAGCCGAAGCATCGTCGCGGGCTTCGCGTGCGCATGCTCGGTCTTCATCTTCCAAGGGATGTACTTCGAGTGATCCGGGCGAACCTTCGTAAGCCCGGCTTCCTGAAGCTTCCAGTACACGGCACCCTTAGTCACTCCGTACATGGCGCCGATCTCTTCATACGTCTTGCCCTGGCTGCGTAGCTTTCTCAGTACGTCGCTGGTCGGGAGTTGGCGCGGTGCCGGCATGGGGGTTGCCCTTTCGTGTGGCTGGCAAGTTTCAAGTCGGCTTGAAGGTACTGGCGTACCTGACAAGGTGTCAATGGGAACCTAGTCAAGAGACCCCCTCGTCTAGGTTCGCAACCTAGTTTACACGCAGTAACTAAAGGGGGTTGTACGCCTTTCGCCAAATGCTAGAAACAGTTACTTCCCCGTGTCGTATACCTGTTCGAATGGGCCGTTCGAAGGCGGTTGACGGGCCCTCTCGAAGGGCCTAGCTTGGGGGTTTAAGCCGCACGTTTCCGCAGGTCAGAAGGCAAATCCTAGTTGTCCTGAAAGCTATATTCCAAATGCTAGGATCGCTCAGGAGTTGCTGATCAGACCTGCCGTGCGGTAGTCGATCTGGCGCACGAAGGGCGGATTTGGAATGGCTAGGGGTGTTACTCCAAAACTGAGCATCGCGGGAGCGGAGTACGTAGCGCACCGTGAGGCCCAGGCCGGGCATGACCGGCCCCTGTACTACCTGCGGAGCATCTTTCGGCGCTTCGCCGCTCACCTCGGCGACTGTCACGTAAGCACGCTGCGGGGCCACCACATCGAAGACTTCTTCTATGGCAAGGGCGGCTTGCATGAGACGTGCGCGCCCACCACGCTCGCGAACTACCGCGCGGTGCTGCGGAGCTTCTTCCGCTTCTGTGAGCGCCGGGAATGGACCCTGCGCACCATGGAACAGCTCACCGAGGGACTGAAGGAAAAAAACACTCAGGCCAACCGCAACCGGTACCGGATGACCCGCGCCGAGCTTCGGCAGCTTCTCAACGCCGCAGACTTCCCCCGTGACCGGGCCTTGATCGCGTTCATAGCGAACACCGGGCTTCGCATCTCCGAGGCCGTCGAGATGCGCGTTCGAGACGTGGCCTTCAACAAGGGTGAGCTTTACGTGTACCTCCCGAAGACGAAGGAAGAAGTGACCATTCCCCTGTCACTCGACCTAGAGCGGGAGCTTCGCGCGTGGCTCACGCACTACACGGAAGCCGTAGGCGACCTGAAGCGGACTCACTACCTCTTCCCTGTATGCCTCCGGCACACGTTCATGCCGGGGCATGCGCAGCAGCCGTACCAGGAAAGGCGCCTGAATCCCGAAGGGCGCCTAGGTCACCCTCACGTCATCATCAAAGACGTTGCCGTGAAGGCCGGCATCGAGCTTGACCCTGGGGACGCGTGGCACACGTTGCGCCGGTCCTTCGCTCGCATCCTGTACGAAGACGCACGCGAGCACGGCCACGACAACGCCCTTCGGATCGTTCAGGCCGCCCTGAACCACAAGGAAGTAAGCACGACGGAGCGCTACCTAGGTTTGGACATCGAGCGGCAGAGGTACGCGGATATGATCAAGGGGAAGCCGTTCCTTACGGCCGATGAAGAGAGCGGAAAGATCATCCCGCTTGACGAGAGGAGGGCGGGCCGTGGCTAAGGAAGTGATCTCCCGGTGCGACGTGTGCGGCACGAACGAAGAGGTCGAAGAGTTCAAGATCGAACGCAAGGGCGTCGCGAAGTTGGTTGACCTGTGCGTCGAGCACGGGAAGCCCGTGGTCGAGGTCTTCGAGCTTGGAGCGACCGGCACGAAGGTTCCCGCGCGCCGGGGCCGTCCTTCAAGTCACTCGGTCGTGCCCATCGAGGATTGGAAGCCGGACGGCGACCAGTAGGCCCAACACAGAACCCCCCGGCCCTGAAGGGCGCGGGGGGTTTCTTGTTACCAGAGTCCTTCCGGACCGACGTTCTCGGCGTGAACCTCTCTGTCAATCGGCATGATCACGCCCCTGAAGGTGGGGCCTATCTTGATCAGGATCGGTTCTCTCGCGTTGAAGACGCACATGTCTAGGCAGCGTTCTAGGTTGGCTCCCGAACCTTCGAGCTTGACCTTCGGGGCCTTCACCTTCGAGAACCGGGCCAGTAGCGCAGCGTCAAACGCGACCAGCTCGGGCAGGGCCAGGGGCCGCCCTTCGAGGCGTGTAAACAGGTCGTCGATGAAGTCCCAGACAGGTTCGGCCGTGGCCGAGAGATCCTGTCCGGCCGTAGGGGTGTCGTTGTTGCCAGGGCGGAAGATCAGGCCATCCGCGGGCTTCACTTCGAGCCTGCCGAAGCCCTTCTTATCCTTCCTGCCTGCCGTGTCGAGGTCGGCCAACACCGACCGGTCAACGTGGACCGTAAGGCCCCCAGGGGGGCCTTCGTAGTCCTCTACAGGGGCCGAATCCTGGCCGATGGCGTACCCGTCCGTTCCCGTGGCCCGTAGGCCGGCGGGGCCGAGCTGAAGCCGTGCGGTCTTCACCATGGATCGTGCCGGAAGGAAGGCCAGGGCGTTATACGCAATCCTGGCCATCTCTTCGCTAGGCAGCGTCACCGACGCTTGCAACGTCTCTCCTTTCAAGCTCCCCGAGTAGGTGAGCGAAGGCGTGGAAGGCTTGTTGTGGAACAACTCCGTCGCCAATGGCCTTCAATTGCTGGCCTCGGTTGAGACCTTCAACCTTCGTGATCCATCCGGGGACGATCCCCATAAGCCACTCGGCGAACCGAGGGGCCAGGCGAAGGCCGCCACGCGGCCCGTACTCGACCGGAACGGGCGCCGGTTGCCCGGTGAGCACTTCCCAACGCCGTACGGCAGGGGCGAAGTCTCCCCACCATTCCGAGGGGCTGAAATCTCCGTCGTAGTCGCCCCCAGGGTCGACGTTCAGGAGAAAGCACACTTCGTCTTCGAGGGTCGGCCCGTGGCCGCCCTCTTTCCGCTTCGTCGGATGCTGCGGAGCGCCATTGCGGCCGAGATTGGCCGTAGGGGTCTTGAGTAGCTTCTCGGTCTTGTCTCGGGGCCATAGTCGAGCCATGGCGGTTACGAGATCGTCGCCACCGGCCCCAGGGCGGGCCGCTTTCGCGTAGTCCGGTCCCCGGCGGCCATCAGCGGCCGTCGGAGTCGGAAGGTGCCGCAACGAGAAACCACCTATCGCGGTGGTGGGGGGCTCCAGCGGCGGACGCTCGATAACACGTCCATTGCGCGTCATACCCGCACGCGGCCAGGTCCCCGAGTACGCGGGAGAGTCCTCGGCCTCGGATAGCGGAGACGTTTTCCAGGAAGACGAGCTTCGGTCGAAGAACGCGAACGGCTTCGGCAACGTTCGCCCAGATTCCCGAGCGCGACCCTTCGATACCAACCCGTTTCCCCGCATTCGAAATGTCCTGGCACGGAAAACCGGCCGTGATGATGTCTACGCCCTCGGCTTCGAGGGCGGCCCAATCGATCTGAGTGATATCCCCGAGGTTCGGCACCCCAGGGAATCGGCGTTCAAGGATCAGGGTCTTATTAGGGTCGTTGTCGGCTACCCATACAACGCGACCCCCCGTTAGAGCCTCTACGGCCATCCCGAGCCCGCCATAACCGGCGCACAACTCCAGAATCCGGGGGGCCGTAGAAGGCCACTTACTCACAGTCGTTCTCGGCCTCTCCGAAGAGGTCCCGAAGGATTCGCTCTCTTTCCTCTGCGGGAAGCTTGTCTAGCTCGACAGGCTCATTCGCCACGGTGTCTCCCCTTCTTAGGGCGGTCCACGTAGACCGCAATTGCGAAGACGAGCAGATTCAGCACCCCAACGGCACACATGACGTAAAGGACGGTCGCCTGAGCGGTCGGATTCACGAATCCGCCCTTCCGTAGTTCACGGCGTACTGATAGGCCGAGAACCCGTTCCGCATTCGGTAGGCGGCCTGGTGAAGCTCCCGCTTTCCCTTACTGGCCGCAACGTGAAGTTGCGCCACGGCGGTTTCGTAGTGGGGAAGGCCCTCAAAGGGGCCGATCATCTGAAGAGCCTTGACCAGAGTCACCTAGGCCACCTTTCCAAATACTAGTTTCGAACCTGAGCAATACGGGCCATGGCCGAAGCGGCATTACCCTTCTTCAGGCCCTTCGGGGCCGGGGTCGTGGTGCTGTAGCGGAGAATTCCCCCTCCGGTATCCACTCGGCCGGCGAAGTCCCACTTGAAGGAAGGGGCCCGATCCTCGGGGCCGTTCTCGACGTACCGATTCGTATTGGCAACAGTCTTCGGGTGAAGGAACACGGAGCCTCTTTCCTGGGCGGTTTAAACAGGCTTTCCGGCCCCCCGCGGGGCCGCCCTTGCTGACATTCCAAAACCTAGCTTCGCCGCCCTGGCGGTTGCAAGGTTGCCCAGATCAGAGGCCCTGTTGTGGGGCCTCGGGCGAGTCAACAGGTCTACCCCTGTCACTAGGGGGTAAGGGGGTCGGCTTGAGTGAGCGGAGCGAGCGAGAGCCGGGGGATCGGGGGACAGAGCTATAGAGCTACTGCGAACGAAAGAGAGCAGTAGCAGAGGGACGCCCCTCTCAGGGCGTCCTATATAGAAGGGGCTCTTTCTACAGCCGAGGCGTAACAGCCTCGGCCTTCTAACAGTTCTATAGCTAATGAAGGGGGCACCCCCTAGAAGGGGGGCCCTATCCCATGCCCTACACAATGTGCCCCAGGCACAAGAAGCTATACCCCCTAGGCACAGCATGTGCCCTATGTGCTACAGCCACAGCAACACCACGCAGGCATAAGAGCAAGAACACGCGCACGCGTGGACGCTATGACTACCAATGGCAGAAGGTAAGAGCTGAAGCTATAAGGCTTCAGCCCTACTGCCTATTCTGTGGTAGCACACAAGACCTAACCGGTGATCACATCCTTCCCCTTAAGGAAGGAGGCACGAACGTACTCGATAACGTTCGTGTTCTCTGTCGCTCATGCAACACACGAAGAGAGAATGATTATCGAAAAGGGAAAAGGTATTAGCACTACTCCCCATCACACCGAGCCGTAAGGCTCGACCCCCTAAGACTCCCCAGAGGATCAGCCACGCGCCGTTAGGCGCATTAGGGCCACCCCTGGGGCCCAAGCGATCCGAGAACACACCAGATCAAGCACTGTCAAGCAATCTGGCTCAGACTCTCAGGATTTTTTAGGGGAAGGGGGGTTCGAAAGGATTTGGGAAGCCTTCCCCGCACCCGCCGCCTTCCCTCGGAACGAGCGCGCGGGGGTTCGCCTGAGTTCGTGGGATTCCGGCCCTGGCCGGATGACGGAGCATGCAACCGCCTAGGCCCGTATCCGTGCGGATCATTCCGTGCGGAAATCAGAATTGTTTCCCAGGAAGGGGAATCCCGAACCGAAAGAGGTTGACGACATGGCCGGACCGCCGCCTATGCCCTCGAAGCTGGTCGAGCTGAAGGGCAATCCCTCGAAGAAGAAGCTTTCCGGTGCTGAACCGGAGCCTACGCGGGGCGCCCCTAGGCCCCCCGCTGATCTTCAGGGCGAAGCGTTGGCCGAATGGGGCCGTGTCGTCCCCGAGCTTGACGCCCTGGGGCTTCTTACGAAGGTCGACAGGGCTTATCTGGTGGCCTACTGCGAAGCCTGGGCAACCTTCGACCAGGCTCGGGCTGCAATGCGGGAATACGGCCCTCTTGTGGCCGGCAGAGACGGCGGATTGGTCAAGAATCCTGCCGCTCAGGTGATGCGGGATGCCGCTGATCTGATGTTGAAGTTTGGTAGCCGCTTCGGCTTGTCGCCTAGCGACCGTACGCGGCTTTCTGTGCCCTCTCGGGCCGAGGACGGCCCCGACGCTCAGGTTCTCTCTCTCCTGAGCTGAGCGGGGCACACAGACCCCTTCTCGGGGGTCAGGGGTTGAACACTCACGTTGACCAGCGAGGGCGGTCGCGGTCCGTGGGTGTTCCCCCGTTGGGGACGTAGCTCAGTTGGAAGAGCTACCGGGTGAAATCCGGTGCGCGGGGGTTCGAAGCCTCCCGTTCCCGCAGTGGGGTAGCTCCCCTGTTCCTGAAACTCCCCCTGATCAGGGGACGGAGGGAACGCGCGCTTAGTTCAGCGGACAGAACTCCCCCGGAGAGGGGGCAACGCGGGTTCGAATCCCGTAGCGCGCCCAATACGTTTACACGTCTTCTCTGAACGGGGTTCGTCTTGTCTCAGGTAACTAGTTCCGACCGGGCTTATCGGCTCTTCATGGCCGAGGACATCCCGAGCGAGACGTTCACGCTCACTGTGGGCGTAGAGAGAACGCCCGAGCTTGATCAGGTCGCTATCGACTACATGAACGCGAAGCTTGCGCTGTATGCGGCCGTCAATCCTGGCCGCTACTTCCCCGACCGGAATCTCTACTTCTCGGGAACCCTCACGGTTTCCGAGGTCACCTCGGAGAGTGCCAGGCTCTACCCGACTTACATCTAGCAGGAGCAATACGCATGCCCACCATTTCCGGTGATGAAGATTGCGCGGTTCACAAGAACCATATGCCGAAGCCTTACGGCACCGACCTTCACCACGTATGGCCGAAGGGCATGGGCGGCCCGGATGTGGCAGAGAACAAGGTTCCGGTATGCGCTACCGGTCATCAGAACATTCACCGGCTTCTCTCGAAGCTGGTCGACGGCCAGGGCGTCATTCCCTGGGAGGCCGAGAGGGCCTTTCATCCGGGCGAACGGAAGTACGCCAGGCTTGGCTATGACCGGTCCGTGAGGGGCGCTCTATGACCCTGAAGAAGCGCCGTAGGCGTAGGCCGGCGGGTTGGCTGTCTCGTCGCGAGTACGCGATAAAGCTTCGCTGTGAACAGTGGGATGTTCCTTACTCGAAGGTGAGTCGAGCGAAGGTCTTCAACCGTGACGGTTGGGTGTGTCAGCTTTGCGGCGAACCTATCGACCGGGTGATTCGGTTCCCGAAGCCACTGAGTAAGTCACTCGACCACATAGTTCCCCTGTCCCATGGCCCCGGTACTCCGGGGCACGTCGAGAGCAATTGCCAGGCCGCACATCTGGGCTGCAATTCCTCGAAGGGCAATCGCGTGTGAGTGATCCCGTTCGATAACCGGTCTATCTCCGATGCAAAGACCGGGAAACGAGGGGGCAAGCGTGAGCGACATTATCCGCTCTCCCTTCGGTCCGATCGATCCTCGCGAAGGCTTCTTTCAGTACGACGAAAAGCGTGCAACGCACGCTATCAACTTCGTTGAGAAACTGATTGTCCATACGAAGGGGCGCCATGCGGGCGCCCCCTTCATTCTCGACGAGTGGCAGAAGAACGAGATTGTTCGGCCGCTCTTCGGAACGATGATGTGGGATGACCAGTACGAGGAATACGTTCGGCAGTACCGCATTGCGTGGCTAGAGATGGCACGCAAGAACGGGAAGAGCGAACTTCTCTCGGCCTTCGCGCTTCTCGGCCTGGTGGGCGATAACGAAGAGTCCGCTGAAGTCTATTCGGTGGCGGTCGACCGCGACCAGGCCGGTTTGGTGTACAACACCGCGAAGCGAATGGTCGAGCTGAATCCGATTCTGAACAATCGACTCGAAATCATCGACTCGAAGAAGCGGATTATCGACCGGAAGACGAACAGCTTCTATCAGGTCTTGCCCGGCGACGCTGCGGGTGCCCTCGGCACGAACCCTTCAATGGTTCTGTTCGATGAGGTACTGACGCAGAAGGACCGGCATCTCTGGGACTCCATGAGACAGGGCTTCGGTACCCGTCGACAACCAATCATGATTGCGGCGACAACGGCCGCATATCGAACCGCGGCCTTCGCCCTTGAAGAGCACGAACACTCTCTTCGCGTTCGCGAGGATCAGAACCTAGATCCCGCGCGCTTCGTGTTCGCGCGCAACGTTCCCGACGATTGGGATTGGAAGGACGAAGGCAAACCGCCCTCGGCCGAGCATCCTCGGGGAACGGGCTGGTATCTCGCTAATCCCGCTCTCGGGTCCTTCCTGAACATCAACAACCTGCGGGCCGAGGCCATGGAAGCGGCCGAGAAGCCTACGGCTCAGAACAGCTTCCGAGTCTTCCGCCTGAATCAGTGGGTGTCTCAGGCGAACCGATGGCTCGACATGCACCTATGGGACGAGAACGGTTCCCTGAAGGTCGACCGGGACCGGCTGAAGGGCCGTACCTGCGTCGGCGGTATCGACCTGGCCGCAACGGGCGACTTCAACGCGTGGCTTCTCCTCTTCTCTGGCACCCCTACGGACCCGGACGGCGAAGGCTGGACGGTGCTTCCGCATTTCTGGGTGCCTCGGCCGGCCGTCGAGAAGCGGTCGAACATGAAGAGCCACTTCGAGGTTTGGGAGCGTGAGGGTTTCCTCACGGTGACCGAGGGTCCGACTACGGACTTCAAGGCCATCTTCCGGCACATTGCGAAGGACGCTGAAGACTTCCGGATTCGCTTCTTCGGCTATGACCCGTGGAATGCCACACAGCTTGTGAACGAGCTTGAAGAGCAGGGCCTTACGGCCGTGAAGGTGCCGCAGAGTGCGGCCAGGCTGAATGATCCCTCGAAGGCTATCGAGTCCGCTCTAGCGGGCAGGGAATTGCACCATGGCGGGCATCCGGTGCTTCGTTGGATGGCGGATAACGTCGAGCTTGACGTGACCGGAGACGGTTTGGTGAAGCCTTCTAAGGCGAAGTCGGGCGAGAAGATCGACGGCATTGCCGCTCTCGCTAACGCGTTCTTCCTGACTGCCCTCCCGGCAGACGAAGAGGCGCATGTGACCTTCTTCAACTTCAACGAAGAGTATTCGGACTCTGAACTAGAGGCTCTTCTTACTCCTGCCACTCGGCAGGAGGAACGGGAAGCGTACTTCTTCCCTGACGACGATTAGGAGATTCATGGATCGGCCCAACGTGGGCCGCTCCCTCCGTAACGTCGCGTCTTCCTTTGTCCCGAACGTCTTTCAGGTTGGCAGTCTCGGCTTCATTGCCGTTGGTGCCTACGACGTTGCGCGCCCTCTTGGGCACTTCGCGGTGGCCGTGTGCCTCGGGCTTATCGGTTACGCCACGGACGGGGGTAAGCGGCAGTGAGCCTGTTTACACGCATCGGAGAGATACGCGCGGCCCTCGGGGGCCTGGCTTCCGATTGGGAACGTGACGTCGAGTCGTTCGGTACCCGGACGGCTTCAGGCCGGAAGGTTTCTCGCCGGTCGAGTCTTCAGATGGTCGCGGTATACGCCTGTCAGTCCCTCATTGGTGACGCGGTCGCGTCGCTTCCGGTGGACCACTACACGACGATTAGCGGCCGGAAGGAAACCTTCGCCCGGTCGCCACAGTGGGTGAAGCAACCCAACATGTACCAGACCTCTTACGAGTTTTGGTTCCGGGTAGTTATCAGCCTGCTGTCTGACGGTAACGCGTTCATCTTCACTGGTCGGAATGACCGTGGCGAAGTGCAAAACCTGTACTGCCTTCACCCTGGGAACGTCCACATTCTTGACGGCCCGTTCGGGGATAACCGGTACGAGGTTTCAGACGACCACGGCAACATTCAAGGCGTCTTCGACCGGTCGCAAATCTTGCACATTCCGGCCTTCACGGTTCCGGGTGCGAGTCGCGGCCTGTCGCCTGTCGACACGGCCAGAGAGGCTATCGGCCTCGGGCTTACGGCCGAGGAATTCGGTTCGAGGTTCTTCGAGCAGGGAACGACGATGGCCGGCGTCATCGAGCATCCTGGGGCCCCTCGGCCGGACGAAGCGAAGCTTCTCCGGGACATGTTCCGGAAGACGCATGCGGGTGTGAAGAACTCCCATTCGGTCGGTGTGCTGACTGGTGGTGCGACCTTCAAGCCGATCACGCTTAGCCCTGAACAGGCTCAGTTCTTGGAGACTCGGCGATTCCAGAAGGCCGAGATTGCCCTTCTGTATCGCGTGCCCGCGTATCTGGTCGACTCCTCGGTTAGCTCGACCTGGGGAACCGGTATCGAGGAACAGAACAAGTTCTTCGTAGACCAAACGCTAATGCCGTGGATTGTGCGTATCGAGCAATCGGTATCGACCTTCCTTCTCCCCGGCCTTCAGTACATCCGGTTTAACGTCGACGCTCGACTTCGAGCGAAGACGAAGGACCGTTACGAGTCCTATCAGACGGCACTCTCTAACGGCTTCCTGAACGCCGATGAGATTCGGGCTATGGAAGACCTCGGCCCCCTGCCTAAGAAGCTCGGTCAGCGGTATTACAGGCCGCTGAATCTGGGTGTTGTGGGCGAAGAGGATAAGGCCCCGAAGGAAACGAAGCCTCCGGCCGGCACTGACCCCCTGGCCCCGCCGAATCCCCCGGTTGATCCGAACGCGGACCCGAACGCACAACAGGACCCGAACGTAACGGATCAGGGGAACAAGGATGCAAATGGAGCGTAGGGCGGTCCCTACAGAGTTCGAGATTCGGTCCGAGGGCGGGAAGTTCAACTTCTACGGCTACGCGCTGAAGTGGGATGCCCGTTCCTCGAACCTCGGCGGCTTTCGTGAGCGGGTGGCCATGGGTGCCACTTCCGACAGTATCGGCCGTGACGACATTCGGGCTCTCTTCAATCACGACCCGAACATGATCCTCGGTCGGAACCGAAGCGGCACGCTTCGCCTTTCCGAGGATTCCGAGGGCCTTCACTATGAAGTCGATATGCCTGACACGACTTATGCGCGTGATCTGGCAACCGCTATGGAGCGTGGCGACGTTTCACAGTCGTCTTTTGGCTTCAAGGTAAGCGGCCCCGAGGGCGATACCTGGGCCGAGGACGAAGACGGTTTTCCGCTTCGCACTCTTCAGAAGGTCGCTCTCTTCGATGTCTCGCCGGTGACTTATCCGGCGTACACCGATTCCACTTCCGGAGTCGGTTCCCGTGCCCTCGCTTCTCTTGCTGAGATGCGCGGGATTGCAGTAGCGCGGCTGGATTCGCCGGAAGCGATCCGGGCCGCTATTCGAGGTGACGAGACTCCGACGCTAAGTGAAGCGCGGGCCGTTCCCCTCGATCTGTACGACAGAGACGGCGAAGCACTCGCGCTCTCGATTCGTGCAATGCGGCTCTAGGTCGCCTTTTTTTGGCTCCGAAACTAGTATTGGGAATAACTATGGATTTCGCTGCACTGGCGAATGCCGCGCTCGAAGAGCGCATGAAGCTGGTTACCGAGCTTCGTTCCGTCGAGTCTGACTCGACCCTGTCCGACGCTGAGAAGCGCGAGCGTGTCGAGCGCATTGACCGTGACGTGGTCCGGCTTGAGGCCGAGGCCCGAGACGCGGTCGAGCGTGGCGAGCGTGAGGCGGAGGTTCGCACCATTGCCCAGCGCGCGGGCGGCCTGGTCCTGCCCGGTGCCCCCGAGGGCCGTTCCGGTGAGCGTGACGAGGCTTCAGAGCTTCGCTCTCTCGCGCGCGGTGAGGTTGCGGGCGTCGACTTCGACCTTCGTACGGCGACCAGCGGCACGGCCGCGAACGCCGGTAACACCTTCTCGAATACCTTTGTGGCTCAGGTCATTGAGGCTATGCGTGTTCGGTCCGACTTCTTCTCGAAGGCTCGGGTTCTCACCACGGGTTCCGGCGAAACGATGGAGTGGCCGGTCAAGAACGGTCGCCCGACCGCTGCGCAGGTTTCCGAGAACGTCGCGTACGGCAAGTCTGACGAGTCGTGGACCAAGACGAACATCGGCGCCTATAAGTACGGCGTCATTGTCGAGGCCACGAACGAGATTGTCGATGACTCTCAGCTTGACATCCTCGGCATTCTCGCCCAGGACGCGGGCGAGGCTGTCGCCGATAAGGTCATGGCTGACCTTCTGGTCGGTAACGGCACCGGTAAGCCGTGGGGCTGGATCACCCGTTCTACGGGTGCCGTCAACGCCGCGAACCTTGCGGGTGTCTCCACTGACAACCTGATCGACCTTCAGCACTCGATTCTTCGCCCGTACCGGAAGAACGCGGTCTTCATGACCTCGGATTCTGCGGTTCAGGGCCTTCGGAAGCTGAAGGACACGACCGGTAACTACATCTGGCAGCCTTCGCTTCAGGCGGGCGCCCCGGACACCATTCTTGGTACTCCGATTCTGACTGACCCGAACATCGTCACCTCCGGTGCCGGTGCGAAGGTTCTCGTCTACGGCGACCCCTCGAAGTACCTGATTCGACAGGTCAAGAACCTGCGAGTCGTGCGCTCCGACGAGTACGGCTATGACCGTGACGTGGTCGCCTTCAAGGTGACGTGGCGTGGCTCCGGTGACCTCTTCGACACCGCTTCCGTCAAGGCTCTGACCGTTACCGCGTAATGGTCCTCGGCTCGGCCCCTTCGGGGGCCGGGCCGGTCCTGTCTTGAAGGGGTGTCATGAAGGTTCGCATTACTAAGAACGAATCCGGGCTTCTCGATGGGAAGCCCTTCCCGAATGTTGGCGATGTGGTCGAGCTTCCTTCGGGACTGGCCGTGTCGCTTCTGAACGATAAGCGCGCTGAGATCGTGGCCGGCGGGGCCGCTGAATCGCGCGAGACGGCCGCTTCTGCGGCCCCTGAGAAGCGGGGCCCCGGTAGGCCCCGCAAGACCGCGTAAGGGGGCACTGTGCGGTTTCTGAGCGGTAGGGCCGTAACTCTGTCGCACGTCTTCCTAGACGACGAGACACCTATGGTCGTCCCTTCTGTTTTGGTGACCGTGCGGGATGCCCTGGGGGCGACCGTTTACACGGGCAGTGCGACCAGCTCGGGGACGACGTGGA